GATGTCGGTAGCCGTAAAGACTGGATACAAACTTATGTAGATGGCTTAGAACTCCTAGGTCTTAAAATTGAAGAACGTGCCGAACCGTGGGAAGGGGCCTGTGGCGTCTACCATCCACTCCTAGCAGAAGCATTGGTGAAATTTCAAGCGGAAACCATGATGTCTATATTCCCAGCGATGGGTCCTGTTAAGACATTAATTATTGGTAAAGAGACACAAGACAAGAAAGAATCTGCTGAACGTGTTCAAGAAGATATGAACTATCAGCTGACTGAAGAAATGCCAGAGTACAGACCTGAGACAGAGCGTATGCTCTGGGGCTTGGGCTTAGCTGGTAATGCGTTTAAGAAAGTCTACTATGACACAGCCCTTAAGCGTCAGGTAGCAATGTATATTCCTGCAGAAGATATTGTCGTTCCATACGGTGCTTCTGATTTGGCGTCCTCGCCACGTGTAACCCACGTTATGCGCAAAACAGAGAATGAGCTTAAGATCTTGCAGGTTAATGGGTTCTATCGTGATATAGACCTAGGTGATCCACAAAGCACACTAGATGAAGTTGAGAAGAAGATAGCTGAAAAGCTAGGCTTCAGAGCTACTACAGATAGTAGGTACAAAGTTCTTGAGATGCATGTGGACTTAGACTTACCCGGTTTCGAGGACAAAGACGAGGATGGCGAGCCTACGGGCATTGCGCTTCCTTATGTTGTAACCATCGAGAAAGGAACGATGAATGTTTTATCTATTAGACGCAATTGGGAAGAAGGCGACAGAACTCATAAGAAACGTCAGCACTTCGTGCACTACGGGTATATTCCCGGCTTTGGTTTTTATTGTTTTGGTCTCATCCATCTTATTGGCGCTTACGCTAAAAGTGGCACTTCAATCATACGTCAGTTGGTCGATGCAGGAACCCTCTCGAATCTGCCGGGTGGCTTTAAGACCCGTGGGTTGCGTGTTAAAGGAGATGACACGCCCATTGCCCCCGGTGAGTGGCGGGATGTGGATGTGCCCAGTGGAGCCATGCGTGACAACATCATGCCGTTGCCTTACAAGGAGCCAAGTCAAGTCCTCGCTGGGTTGATGGATAAAATCATTGAGGAAGGTCGTCGCTTTGCAAATACAGCAGACCTTAACCTCAGTGACATGTCAGCTAATGCTCCAGTAGGAACAACACTAGCAATTTTAGAGCGTACGCTCAAAGTGATGAGTGCGGTACAAGCACGTATTCACTACTCTCTTAAACAAGAACTTAAAATGCTCAAGCGCATCATCGCTGAGTACGCACCGGAGGACTATGATTATGAACCTGTCGAAGGATCCCGACGTGCGAAAAAATCTGATTATGATAATGTTGATGTCATCCCCGTCTCTGATCCAAATGCGAGTACGATGGCGCAGAAGATTGTACAGTACCAAGCAGTTCTTCAATTGGCTCAAGGATCGCCCCAGCTCTTTAATATGCCGCTACTCTATCGGCAGATGCTCGATGTATTGGGGATTAAGAATGCGCAGAAGCTCGTGCCAATGGACGAAGACCAGAAGCCGACAGATCCTGTTACAGAGAATCAGAACATACTTATGCTCAAGCCGAGTAAAGCGTTCCAGTATCAGGACCACCAAGCACATATAACTGTACATATGTCAGCTATGCATGATCCTAAAATAGCAATGTTGCTACAAAACAATCCAATGGCTCAGCAGATTCAGGCAGCTATGATGGCGCATATTAATGAGCACTTAGGCTTTGAATATCGTGTTCAGATTGAGCAACAGTTGGGTAGTGCGTTGCCACCTCAGACAGATGAGACTGGCGAGCCAATCCCAATGGACCCACAAGTAGAAGCACAACTTGCCCCATTACTTGCACAAGCAGCCCAGAAGTTATTGCAGAACAACCAAGCTCAAGTTCAACAACAGCAAGCGCAGCAACAAGCGCAAGATCCGTTGGTACAAATGCAGCAGCAAGAGCTGCAGATCAAGCAACGTGCTCAACAAGCACAAGAGCAAAAAGACCAAGCTGAAATTCAGATTAAGCAACAACAACTTGAAATTGAGAAGATGCGAATCCAAACCCAAGCGCATACCGCTATGAAGACAGCCGATTTGAACGCAATGTCTAAAGCAGCGGATATCCACAACGAACAACGTGGACGTCGTATGGACCATGCACTTCAAGCAGCAACAACCCTAGCTGACCATGCGCACGAGCACAGAATGTCAATGCGTGACCACGCATTCGATATGGCGCAAACCGCTATGGACCACGGACACAATGCAGACATGCAGAGTGAACAACTTAAAGCCCAAGCTGAGCAAGCAAAGGCAGCAACATCTAAACCAAAGGAGAAAGCTAAATAATGAGCGACCATCTCGATTACCTGATCGGACAGTATCAGGAACGAATACAAGTACTTGGCGAAGCCCTGACATACGGACAAGCTAAAGATTTTGAAGAGTACAGATACACATGCGGACAAGTTCGAGGTCTTGAAGCTGCATGTGCCATTATTAAAGACCTCAAACAACGATTGGAGCACTCGGACGATGAGTAACCTAGACCTTAGTCAGGCAGTAGACTTAGCTGCGGTAATGGCTAAAACAGCAGAAGATAGAGCAAAACAATTGCCTATTCCACAGGGATATCGCATTTTTTGCGCAATTCCAGAAGCAGAAAAGACGTTTGATAGCGGTTTGGCTAAGGCTGACGAAACTATTAGACATGACGAACTCTTAACTACCGTGCTTTTTGTGGTCGATTTAGGCCCAGATTGCTATGCAGATAAGACTCGTTTCCCCAATGGACCTTGGTGCAAAAAGGGTGATTTTATCCTTGTAAGACCAAATGCGGGTACCAGACTGGTAATTCACGACCGTGAATTCAGAATTATTAACGATGACTCTGTGGAAGCCGTAGTTCAGGACCCACGTGGCATTAAACGTAAATTTATTTAAGGAGGCGGACAATGCCAGATGCATACCAATTTCCCGATGAAATCGAGGATACTAAGGGTAAACCCCAAGATACCGAAGCAGAATTAGAGATTGAGATTGAAGACGATACCCCCGAGGAAGATCGCAATCGTAAACCTGCAGACCCAGAAAAAGTACGTCAACTTGAAGTAGACGTTGACGATTTAGACAAATATAGTAAGGAAGCTAAAGACAAGCTCATTAAGATGAAGCGTGTCTGGAACGACGAACGTCGTGCTAAAGAAACTGCCTTGCGTGAGCAACAAGCAGCTATTGATGCTGCTCAGCGTTTATTATCTGAGAACCAAAAACTTCAAAAGATGTTGAAGGAAGGTAGCAAAGATTACAAGGATGCTAAGAAAGATTCTGCTAAAGCCCAGTTAAAAGCAGCTAAGCAGGCCTATAAAGAGGCTTATGAAGCTGGTGATTCTGCTGCATTATTAGAAGCTCAGCAAGCAATGAATAAAGCTCAGATTGAAATGGATAAGGCAAAGAATTTTAAATTGCCCCCTTTACAAGATGAAAATTATGTTGTACAACCACAACAACAGTACCAAAATGTACCGCCAGTAGATCAAAAACTAGATCGCTGGCAGCAAGAAAACTCTTGGTTCGGACAGGACGAAGAAATGACTGCAACAGCTATGGGTATTCATGAAAAGATGAAACGCCAAGGTGTACAGATTGGGTCTGATGAATATTACGCAACGTTGGACAGAACAATGCGAAAACGGTTTCCAGAGGAATTTGGGGATAATGAAGTAGAAGAAGTAGAAGAAGTCCCAGTCAAGCAAAAGGCAGACAGTCCTAAAACTAGAGCTGGTAACGTAGTAGCTCCGGCAACACGGACGACAGCGCCAAAACGAGTCAGGTTAACCCAATCACAAGTTGCGATTGCAAAAAAACTTGGTCTTACCCCAGAGCAGTACGTTAAAGAACTTATTAAAGTGGAGGCCTGACATGGCTACAAATAGAATTAATCGTGATACCGATAACCGTGAATTTAGTGAACGTCCTAAACAGTGGATGCCACCAGAACTACTTCCTGAACCAGACAAGGAGCCAGGGTACGGTTACAAATGGATTCGTGTTTCAATGTTGAACTCTCCAGATCCACGCAACGTAAGCGTAAGATTTAGAGAAGGTTATGAGCCAGTTCGACTTGAAGAACAACCAAAATTTAAACTGTTAGTCGATGACAATAGTCGTTTTAAAGACAATATTGAAATTGGCGGATTATTACTTTGCAAGCGTCCTATTGAGATGGATCAGCAACAGGCAGATTACTTTAATGCCCAAACTGAAGCTCAAGCGCAAGCGGTAGATAATAATCTTATGCGCCAAAGTGATTCTAGAATGCCAATCTTTATGGAACGGAAATCTAGTGTGACTTTTGGTAAAGGTTCTTAATAATTTAGGAGATTTTCATGGCTTATCCTACAGTTTCGGCCCCTTACGGTCTAAAGCCTGTTAACCTCATTGGCGGTCGTGTATTTGCGGGTTCTACTCGTATGTTCCCTATCGTTAACGGTTACAGCACAAGCCTGTTCAACGGCGACGTTGTTCAGATTGGTACCGGTGCTAATATCGGTGCTTTGGTTGCCTCTACTCTTGCTTACAATGCTTCTAGCGCTGTTGCAGGTACTATTGGTGTTTTCCTTGGTTGCGAGTACTCAACTACTGGCGGCCCAATCTACGGCAAAAACCGTTATCAGTTCTGGCAGGCTTCTACAACTGCTCCTGATGCACAAGGTTATGTTGTAGATGATCCTCAAGCTGTTTTCCAAGCAGCTGTTGTTGTTAACCCAGCTGGTACTGGTGGTTCTACTACTATTGCCTACATTAACCCAGCTTTCATTGGTTCTAATGCTTATTACATTGGTGCCGCTGCTGGTAATACTGGTTCTACAACTACTGGTGACTCTTTAGCTGGTATTGCAGTTTCTGCATCCGCTACTGTAAGCACACCAATCACTGGCTCTGCTCCATTCCGTATCGTTGGCGTAGTTCCTGCTTCAGCTGTTACCGTGACTCAAAATGCTACATCTTCTAGCACTACAATCACTTTATCCGCTGCTAACAGTGCTATCGTTCCTGGTATGGCAGTATCTGGCCCTGGTATTACCCAAGGTTCTAATACTTATGTAACAGCAGTTTCTGGTACTTCAGTAACCATTAACACCGCAGTAACAACTGCACAGGCGACTGCAGCGCAGTTTTCTTTCACTGGCTACCCAGAAGCATTGGTTGCATGGAACTTCGGTTACCATAGCTACTTTAATGCCACTGGCGTTTAATTAAGGAGTATTTAAATGGCTATTTCTCGTGCACAACTACTGAAAGAGTTGCTCCCTGGATTAAATGCATTGTTTGGTTTGGAGTATGCTCGTTATGGTGAAGAACACAAAGAGATCTACGAAACAGAGACCTCTGAGCGTTCCTTCGAAGAAGAAACAAAACTATCAGGCTTCTCAGCTGCACCAGTCAAAAACGAAGGCCAAGCCATCGCTTATGACAATGCGCAAGAAGCTTGGACAGCTCGCTACAACCACGAAACTATCGCCCTTGGCTTTAGCTTGACTGAAGAAGCAATCGAAGACAACCTCTACGATTCTTTGTCTGCTCGCTACACCAAAGGTCTAGCTCGTGCTATGGCTTACACTAAGCAAGTTAAAGCTGCCGCAGTTTTGAATAACGGTTTCAACAGCCAAGTAACATACGGCGACGGTCAACCATTGTTCTCTACAGCACATCCTTTGATTTCTGGCGGTACTAACGCTAACACTCCATCTACTCCTGCTGACTTGAACGAAACTGCATTGGAAAATGCTGTTATTCAGATCGCTGCTTGGACAGATGAGCGTGGCCTCTTGATTGCTGCTCGTCCTAAGAAATTGGTTGTTCCACCTGCATTGCAATTCGTTGCTACTCGTTTGCTCGACACAGAACTCCGTGTTGGTACAAACAACAACGATATCAACGCAATTAAGAACAATGGTTCAGTTCCAGAAGGTTACACAATTAACCACTTCTTGACCGCAACCAACGCATGGTTCTTGACCACTGATGTACCAAATGGTTTGAAACACTTTGAACGTATTCCATTGCAAAATAGCATGGACGGTGACTTTGACACCGGTAACGTACGTTACAAATCCCGTGAGCGTTATAGCTTCGGCGTTTCTGATCCATTAGGTATTTATGGTTCATACTAAGTAGTACTAAAAGGGGGCTTAAAAAACCCCCTTTTTTATTTATAATTGCTTGCGCACTATTTAAAAAAGGTGTATAAAGATACTACTGGGTGATTAACTATTCCACCACTGCCCCAGCAGACAATGCAATGATCGGAATAGTAACTTTTGCATAAGGAGTCCATTATGGGACGTAGTACATTTGAAGGGCCAATTCTATCTGGCGATAATCGTTTTGGTCCAGTTCGTGACGTTGGTTACGCAGACTTAATTCAATCAGCTTTATTAGATTTTTCTGTAACAACACCTAACACTGCTAACTATGGTGGTGCATCTGGTCAGTTTGTTGCTTCTAACAATATTCCTAACAGCAACGCTGTTATTTACACACCACAAAGCGGCGTTTATAGTAATTCTGGCCCTACAGTTGCTTCTGCTCCAACAGCCGATGCTACAACTACTGTATATCGTGGTGTAGTTTTCTACCTACCATACGGTTCTAACATTACCGACGTTATCCTTGATATTGGTACAGTTCCTAAAGATAGCGCTGGTACTCCTTTGGCAGTAACTGCAATCCAACCATATGTTTCTAATAACTTTGCAACTTCTACTGGCGTATACGGCACATTTGCTAACATCTCTAGCCCTGCTGCTCAGCGTTATACAGCAACTTATGTTGGTTCACAGTTACCAAATGCTAGCTCTACATTACAAGATTTTCAAAACTTACAGCCTGGTCAGCAACCTTCATGGTTCTCTCAAGTTGTTGTTACATTGAAAATGACTACATCCGTTGCTGGTCTATCTTCTGGTCAAGTTGAAGTATCGCTTCGTTATAACCAACTAGATTTGAACATTGGTAACACTACAACTTACCCATACGGTAACTTTGACTAATTAATCCTCTTGGGGGGCTAAATACCCCCCTTCTTTAAAATTTTAGGAGATTAATTATGGCAAATCAAAGCCCAAGCGGAATACCGAATACTAACAATTCGGTGCAGTCTATTAGCCGTGAGTCTAGAACTGAGCCATTTGATTTACAAGTAGCTCGTGGTCAAATTTACGGTCATAGCGTATTAAACGTGT